AGTTGGAAGCAGCGAAGGCGCTGGATATGTCCTCCGCTAACTTGTCCCTTGCTCCGCGTCCTGGCACAGTTCTCATCGGCTACGACAACATTCCCGATAGCGGCTACGGAACAAACTGATGGCAACGAGCGCACGCCGTCGGATGATGATCCAAGGCACAGCGGCGCAAGTCGCTTCCTTGCCTGCGCCTATTGGTGGCTGGAATGCCCGCGATTCCTTGGCAAACATGGAACCGACGGATGCTGTCCAGCTAACCAATATGTTCCCGACGGTATCAAGCGTCAACTTGCGGGGCGGCTATCAGCAATTTGCAACGGGCATTACAGGACAAGTCGAAAGCCTGTTTAATTATTCCGGCGGTGCATCCGAAAAATTGTTTGCGGTTGCTGGTGGCAAAATTTACGACGTAACCGCAGGCGGTGCTGTTGGCGCTGCTGCTGTCTCAGGACTGACTAACAGCCGGTGGGAGTACGTCAACGTTTCAACCCCTGGCGGCTCTTATATGTATTGCGCCAACGGGGTAGACGCTCCCCTGCTTTACAACGGCACAACGTGGACTTCGATTACAGGCGCATCGACTCCCGCAATTACGGGCGTTACAACGACTTCGCTCGACGATGTGACTCTGTTCAAAAACCGCGTTTGGTTCATTGAGAAAAACACCCTCAAGGCATGGTATCTCCCGACTTCCTCCATCGGCGGTGCTGCTGAACAGTTAGACCTAAGTTCTATCTGTCGGTTCGGTGGCTACCTTGTTTCCGTAGGAACGTGGACGATTGATGCTGGCTATGGTGCTGATGACAATTTAGTGTTTGTGACCAGCACAGGCGAGATCGTTGCGTATCGAGGCACAGACCCTGCAAGCGCATCGACATGGGCGCTGATTGGCGTATGGAAGCTAGGCACGCCAATTGGCAAGCGGTGTATGTTCAAGTATTCGGGCGATCTGTTGATCCTCACGCTTGACGGTCTTTACCCCCTTGCTTCTGCTGTGCAGAGTTCGCGGCTTGATCCGAGGATTGCGTTATCAGACAAGATTCAAGGCGCGTTTGCACAAGCGACTAGGACTTACCAAAACAACTTTGGTTGGCAGATTCTTTACAACGCAAAAAACAATGCGCTGTTCGTCAATGTGCCGGTGTCCGAAGGATCGCAGCAACAACAGTATGTCATGAACAACATCACAAAAGCATGGTGCAACTTTACCGGTTGGAATGCTAATTGTTGGGAAATCTACAACGATGATCCTTACTTCGGCGGAAATGGCTTCGTTGGCAAAGCATGGACATTAGATTACCAAGACAACGCTGCAAACATCCCTGCCAATACGCTGCAAGCGTTTAATTACTACGGTTCTCGCGGCGTTAAGAAGTATTTCACTCGCGCAAGACCTAGCCTTTTTACCAACGGGCAACCGGGCATTTTTGTCGGCATGAACGTCGATTTTGACATTCAAGACACCACGGCGGCGCTGTCGTTTAGCCCTCAGACCTATGCAACTTGGGGCACATCCTTGTGGGATGTTGGCGTGTGGGGATCGGATTCGACGATCACAAACAACTGGCAAGGCATCACCGGCATTGGGTACTGCGGCGCAATTCAGCTAAAAAGCGCCAGTAGCGGCATTCAGATTGAATGGGCATCGACTGACGTGGTGTATCAAACGGGTTGGGCTGGTATATGAAGATCATTACCGAGCCGAAAGAACTTATTGGGCGCTATGTGGCAAGCAAGCAAGGGCAAACCGAGGAATGGCAGAACTACTCTGCAATCGGATTGCTTAACAGCAATGAGGAATTAGTGGCTGGTGTGGTGTTTGATTGCTACCAACATCCGAACATTTTGATGCACATTGCTGCTGAACGAATTAGCAGGGGTTTCATGGATGCAATTGTGCGTTATGCGTTTGAGCAGTTGCAATGCAAGCGAATTACAGGAACGATCCTCAAGAGCAACAAAAAGTCACGGCGATTTGCGAATCACATGGGTTTTAAGTTGGAAGGCGTTATGCGTAATGCACATGAAAATGGCGATGTGTGCATTTATGGATTGATGAAAAAAGACGCTCAAAAGTGGATGCGTCAGGAATTGGAGAAAGTTCATGGCTAAACTTGTCGAAACGATATTTGGCGGCGGGCAACAATCCACCCCTGTTCAAACTTATGACCCAACTGCGGCAGCTAAAGCGCAAGGCGCGGCTAACGTAGAAACAGCGATCAAACAGGGTTACATCAACAACCCAAATATATACACACCCGCTGGAACGCAGCTTGTCACATTTGATCCGACTACTAACCAGCCGACAGTCAAACAAACATTTACGCCAACGGCGCAAACAACTTTTGACACTCAGCAAAGGGTGCAGCAGCTATTGGCAAGATTGGGCGAAACGGGCGCGACAACCGCACAAGATGTGCTGAACAAGCCGTTTACTCCAAGCGGAACGGCAGCAGGCCCGCTGCAAACCCGTCTTGATTTGTCCAATCTCGCGCAAATGCCGGTCAATGCAGGAATGACGGGGCAGCAAGCGATTATGGCGCGGTTAGAGCCGCAACTGCAACGCCAACAAGCCGCGATGGAAAATCAGCTTGCCAATCAGGGCATTACGCCAGGATCAGAGGCTTACAGGACGGCACAAACGCAAGCAGCGCAAAACCGCAACGATCTATTGAGCCAAGCGGCTTTGCAGGGTATTAGCCTTGACACCGGAGCGCGGGCGCAAGGATTCAACGAACAGCAAGCGCAAATGTCGGCGCAAAATGCAGCGGATTTGCAAGAAAGACAAAGACAGCTTGCAGAGCGTCAAGGCCCGTTAAACGAAATTACTGGGTTGCTGTCCGGTTCGCAAATTCAGATGCCGCAGTTCCAAGGCTATCAGCCTGCACAAGTTGCACCCGCCCCGATCTTTGCTGGCGCTCAAGCTGCAAACCAAAATGCTTTGACTCAATACGGCATCAATGCAGCGCAGCAAAATGCAAATATGTCGGGCCTTGGAAGTTTGCTAGGCGCAGGTCTTGGTGCATACGCATACAATCCGACAGCAATCAAAGGTTTATTTGGCGGGGTGGCATAAAAAATGGCTGAAAATCAAGCAATAAATTTTACATTGCAAAGCCCATACCAAGCTGAATTGGCTGATATGGCGCGTCGGCAGCGCATGGCTGAGATCATGCAACAACAGGCTTTCCAGCCCGCCGAAACATTTAGCTACGGCGGCATACAGGCGAGGACTTCGCCGCTTACGGGGCTTGCGAAGGTTTTGCAAGGGTATATGGCTGGCAAGACGCAACGCGACATTCTGCAAGAGCAGAAAGCATTGGGCGAAAAGTACCGCACGCAATCCGCAGAAGAAGGCACGCAATTTATGCGGGCTTTGCGTGGCACTCCCGCTGTCGAAGGGACTGAGGGCGTGCCGGAACAAAAATTTATTCCGACCGCAATTGACATTGAGGACAATCCTCGCCTGTTGAATGATGTAAACGTGCAGCAACGCGCAACGATGGATATGGGACAAATGCCGGAACTGACAGTTCCAGCGCAGCGAGGTGTGCCTGCGCGTGCTGCTGTTGGCCCTGACCTTGCCCGAGCTCTTGAAATGTCAATGGGATCAATTAACCCGATGGTGCAATCTGCTGGCGGTGCGTTGCTTGCACAAATGGTTAAGCCCAAAGAAGTGAAGTGGGAAAAAGTAGAACTGCCAACAGCATCAGGTGGCAAACGTGTTGGTTTTGTCGATATAAATGCACCCGATCCAGTTGCTACTTTCCGTCTTGGTGGTGAAGTAGGCGCTAAAACAGAATACATTAACATTGGTGGCTCAATGATTCCTCGTACAGGATACGAGCAAAACAATGCTTCAATTGAAAGAACTGTTTCGCCCGATACTTTCGCATCGCTTGCTCAACAACAAGCACTTGCTGACCGAGCATTTTATAACCTTTCTGCTGCACAACAACAGCAAGCAAAACAACAAGCGCAACAATTGGGCTTAAATATCCAAGAGTTCAATTTGCGGAAATGGCAAGCGCAAAACCCAACTCCGCAGATAGTGCAATCAGAGGGCGGCTATGTGGCTGTTAATCCTAGAGACGCTACATCTGCTCCGGTTACAACCGCTCAAGGAACGCAATTAGCGGGCGCACCACGACAAGCGCCGGAAGCCTATTCAAAACAAGCATCTGCATTGCTTAACATGACGGATGCGCTTAATAAATATCAAAATGAATTGAAAGGGTTTACTGTAACAACAGCTTTGCAGCCTGATCAACGCGCGAGAATTGGTACGGCATATCAAAATGCTTTGCTGCAAGCTAAAGAAATTTATAACCTTGGTGTGTTGAATGGCCCTGATAAAGCAATCCTTGAACAAATCATTAGCAACCCATTAGCAATTGCATCTGCGCCAATTTCAACGGATGCAATGATCAAACAAGTTGAAACAATGAGAAACATCATTGATAGGCAAAACACCAATTTGGCAACCGTATACAAACAGCCAAAAATTGAGTTGCCAAAAGCACAAGGACAGCAAGCGCAACAAACCATGCGAGCAAGAAATCCTTCTACTGGTCAAGAAATCATGTCGACCGATGGCGGGCAAACTTGGCAACCCGTACAAGGAGCAAGATAAATGCCTTTGCCACCGGGATTTGAACTTGTAGAACAGACCAAACTGCCCGAAGGTTATGTATTAGTTACGGGAGCAGACGCACAACCTGTTGAACCGAAGCCGCAAATGTCATGGGCAGATGTTCCCGGTCAAGCATTGAAAAATTTGCCTCGAAGCGTCGGAAGCGTGTTAAGCAATTTTGCTGAAGCTGTTACCAGCCCCGTTCAAACATTGAGCGGGGCAGCAGACATTGCAGCAGGTACATTGCGAAACATTACACCTGCTCCAATAGCAAACTTCATCAACCGTTTTGAGAACAATCCACAAGCACAGCAACGCGCTGTCAATGCTGCAAATGCAGCGGGTGGAATGCTTAGAGAACGCTATGGCAGCGAAGAAGCATTAAAGAACACATTAGCAACTGATCCTGCGGGTGTGGCTAGTGATGTTGCTGGTGTGTTAAGTGGTGGCGGTGCAATTGCATCGCGTGTGCCTGGCATGGCAGCGGCAGGACAAGCTGCTACAAGAGCGGGCGCAGCGATTGATCCGTTAGTGCTGGCTTTGCGAGCAGGTCAAGCGTCAAGCAAAGCAGTTGCGCCGGTCTTGGGGTTTACTACAGGCGCAGGATCAACGGCAATCAATGAGGCATTTCAAGCTGGCAAACAAGGCGGCGAACGTGGAGCGGCGTTTACTTCGCAAATGCGTGGCACAGCGCCCGTCAATGAAGTTATAGAAACAGTCAAGCCTGCGATTGAACGTATGCGGGCTGAACGTGCGTCACAGTATCGTCAAGGCATGGGGAATGTAACAAAAGATGTGACAGTTCTTGATTTCAACCCTATAGAAACCGCAGTTGCAGACACCAAAAAACTTGGCACATTTAAAGGAAAAGTAATCGACGAAAGTGCCGCTGACACATGGCAAAAAATTAACGACAAAGTAAGCGAATGGCGTAATTCAAACCCTGCGGAATTTCATACCGCTGAAGGATTGGATGCTCTTAAACGATCAATTGGCGATATTGTCGATTCAAGTGCGCCTGGCACGCCATCGCACGCAGCAGCGCAAAAAGTTTACAACGAAATAAAAAATCAAATTGTTAAGCAAGCGCCGGACTATGCCAATGTAATGAAAGATTATCAACTGGCTAGTGATTTATTGCGCGAAGTTGAAAAAACGCTATCAATGAATCCGCGCGCTAATGTGGATACGCAAGTTCGCAAGCTGCAATCCATTATGCGAAACAATGCAAACACCAACTATGGTAGACGTGAAGAATTAGGCAGAATGCTAGAAGCGCAAGGAGCAGAAAATTTATATCCGCAACTTGCAGGACAGGCATTAAGTTCACCTACCCCAAGAAGTTTGCAAGGTATTGGATCGGCACTAGCAGGCGCAAATCAAGCATTTACCAATCCAATGTATTTGCCTGGATTAGCTTTAGCGTCTCCACGGGCAATTGGAGAAATGACTTATGCAACAGGTCGGGCAGCAAAGTTAGCGGATCAATTACGGCAACAAGCACCTAACTCACCAATTTCGCCAATAGATGCTGCAAGGCTTGCACAACAACTTCAGCGGTGGCAACAACAGGGAGCGCAACAATGAGCTACAACGGTTCGGGGACTTTTCAGATCAACACGGCGGGGCAACCTGTCGTTGCAGGCACAGTTATTAGCTCGACAGCGTTTAACTCGCTGACGGCTGACCTTGCGAACGGACTTAGTACCGCAATCACTAAGGACGGGCAAACGACTGTTACCAACAACATCCCGATGGCGGGATTCAAGATCACAGGTCTTGGTGCTGCAACGGTTGGAACGGATGCCGCTCGGTACTCGCAGATTCAAGGCGGGACGGACAAGCTCATCACGGTGACGGGTACTGACACGCTTACCGGATCATTGACCCCTGCGTTAACGGCTTATGCTGCTGGCAATCAATTTTCATTTGTGGTTGCCAACACCAACACCGGCGCGGTAACGATCAACATTGACGGCGTAGGTTCAAAGTCTATCACTCGCACCGGATCAACTGCGCTAGTGGCTGGCGACATGGTGGCTGGTCAAGTGGTGCTGATTGAATACGATGGCACTCGATTCCAACTGCTGAACGGTAACAGCTTCACGAATCTAAATGTCTCAGGCAACGAGACGATCGGCGGGACTCTGACCTATGGCGGCGTGACGCTAACTAACGCGGTTACGGGCACAGGCAAGATGGTGCTGGACACTAGCCCAACCGTCAACAATCCGACCGTTACTAACTACGTCGAAAGCGTGGTTGCGATTGGTACGGTTACATCGTCCAACACTATCGCTTTGACAAATGGCACGGTTCAAACCGCGACGCTTACCGCTTCGACGGCTTGCACGTTCACGATGCCCACAGCAACCGCTGGTAAGTCTTTTGTCTTGTTGCTCAAACAAGCAGCTTCAACTGGTAACGGTACTGCTACGTTTACCGGCGTGAAGTGGGGAACTGCTGGCGCTCCGACGATTACCGCAACAGCCGGAAAAATGGACATTCTGACCTTCATCGCTGACGGAACGAACTGGTACGGCAGCATCGCTCAAGGATATACACCCTAATGTTCGCAGCTAAAAATTTTTTGTTGGCAGGGGGCGCGAGGTCTTTTTCGGCTGATGTATTGGTAGTGGCTGGAGGTGGTGCTGGCGGCAATACTGGCGGCGGTGGTGGTGCGGGTGGATTCAGAGAACTGCTATCGCAATCATTGCTCGCTGGCATTGCTTACACAGTAACAGTAGGAGCAGGCGGCACAACGAACGGCGCAAGCCTTCGCGCTGGATCAGGCTCTAATTCTGTATTCAATACCATCACATCGGCGGGCGGTGGTGGCGGCGGTTCGTATGCTTCCGGAACGAGCGCGGCTATTGCCAACGGCGGGGATGGCGGCTCTGGTGGCGGCGGCGCGTATGGTGACAGTCCGACCACAAACGGCGCAGGTGGTGCTGGAAACACGCCTTCAACTAGCCCAAGTCAAGGCAATAACGGTGGCGCAAACACCGGCCTTAAAAGCGGCACGATTCAACAAGGTGGCGGCGGTGGTGCGTCGGCTGTTGGCACATCGGGCGGTGCAGGCGGTGCGGGCAGCGGTGGCAATGGCAGCACTTCCACAATTACAGGCAGCACTTATGCTGGCGGCGGCGGTGGTGGTTCGGACACTAGAAATTACAGTCCAGGCACAGCAGGAACGGGCGGCGGTGGAGCAACGACCAACGGGCCAGGCAACAATGGAACTGCCAACACCGGGGGCGGGGGCGGCGGCGGCGGCTATGATGGTGGTTTCAGAAACGGCGGCAGCGGCGGTTCGGGTGTTGTTGTTATCAAATACCCTGACACATTGACGATTACTCTGAGCGGCGGCTTGACGGGTTCTACGGCATCAAGCGGCGGCTACAAAACAACGACTGTGACGGCTGGCACAGGCACAGCAACTTTTGCTTGAGGCGCACATGGCACATTATGCTTTTCTTGATGAAAATAACATTGTGACCGAAGTCATCGTGGGCAAAGATGAAACGGATTTAACGCATGATTGGGAATTATTCTATGGTGAGATTCGTCAACAGGTTTGCAAACGCACTTCATACAATGGACGAATCCGAAAAAACTATGCGGGAATCGGTTACACCTACGACGAACAGCGCGATGCTTTCATTCCTCCGAAGCCATTTGCGTCTTGGGTGCTGAATGATGCTTGCTGGTGGGAAGCCCCAATTCCGATGCCGACTGATGGCAAGGTCTACGGGTGGGATGAAGATTCTCAATCATGGGTAGAGGCCAATGGATGACCTATCGGCAAAATTCCTAGCGCATGAAGCCGTTTGCGCGGAGCGATGGAAAGAAACCATCCTTCGGATCAAGCGCATAGAAAGCATCGGTATTGCCTGCGCTGGCGCTATCATTCTTTTGTTGCTGCACTTGGTAACAAAAACAGGGGGCTAAATGAATGATCGACCCCGTAACGATTGGAGCAGCGTTTGCTGTAGCTAAGACTTCGGTCGCCTTCGTCAAAGAGGCGATCAATATGGGCAAGGAAATCCGTGATTGTTACGGAGAGCTTTCCCAATTCTTTACTGCCCAAGGTCAGATAGAAAAAGCCGCCAAGCAAGTCGAAGCGGCAAAGGCAGCACCAAAGCCTGACGATCCAAAGGAAGCCGAACAGCATGAATCGGCGCTGTCACAGGCTTTCACCATTGTCATGCAGCGCAAGCAGATGCGCGAGTTTGAGCAAGAACTGCGCGATATGTTCACGCTCAAGGGCGAGCTAGACCTGTATCACGAACTGTGCGCCGAGCGGCAACGCATCGTTGGCGAGCAAGATGAAGCCGCTAGGGAAGCTATCCGCAAAGCCAGGTTAGCTAAAGACCGCGCCGCTAGGAAGAAACAAGAGCAAGAAGAATTGCTGATGATGGCGGGGATTGTCGTATTCGTATTGATTGGCTGCATCACGGTTGGTGTTGCCATTTACTTTAGGGGCTGAAATGCTATCTCTTATCTCTAGTTCGCTGTCATTCCTCATGGGCGGGTTGCCGTCTATCTTGTCATTTTTCCAAGACCGCGCCGATAAGAAACACGAACTCGCTCTAGCGCAGATGCAAATTGAACGGGAATTGGAACTTAGGAAAGCCGGTTTTGAGATTGAGAAGCAAATCGAGGAAATTAAGACTGAGCAGATCAAGGTGCAGGCGCAAAGCCGGACTGAGGAATTGGCCGTCCAATCGCAGCAGATAGCCGTAACCGAGAAGGTGGCGTTGCTACAGCACGATACTGAGAGCGCCAAAGGTGCAAGTCAATGGGTAATCAATGCTCGCGCTATGGTGCGTCCTGGCATCGCCTATGGGATGTTTTTACTGCTGGTGTTTGTGGATGTGTTTGGCTTTTTGTACGCCTTCAAAACGGGCGTGGCGTTTGATGTGGCGCTGAATAACCTTTGGGATGATGATTCGCAGATCATTTTCAGTAGCATCATTGCTTTTTACTTTGGCGGGCAGGCATTCAAGCGATGAAAGTCTCGCCGCTGTGCATCAAGATGATTGCACACCATGAGGGCGTAAGATATAAGCCTTACCGATGCCCGGCTAACTTGTGGACGGTTGGGGTAGGCCATGTCATGTATCCCGATCACGCTAAGCTGACGATGGCTGACCGGTTGAAAGTAGACTTACATCCCGCAGACAATCGGGTGTGGAGCAAGGAGGAAGTGGATGCAATTCTTGCAAGCGATCTTGAACGATTTGAGCGCGGCGTTACCCAGTATTGCGGCGAGCTTACTCAATCTAAATTCGATGCTCTTGTCTGTTTTGCTTTTAATCTTGGTTTGGGAACACTACAGCGCAGCACCCTCCGTCAAAAGGTGCTGCGCCGGGATTATGAAGCTGCTGCGGCTGAATTCATGAAATTCACCAAGGCAGGGGGTAAAGTTCTGCCAGGATTGGTTAAGCGTCGAACTGATGAGGCGCGGCTTTTTTGTGCATGATCCAGCGGTATTGCTGCTCACTCATTTCCCGCTGTTCAGTCTCAGGGCAAGTCTTAACCTTGCACCACATAACCTTGTCGCCCGTCTTGAAAGCCACATCACAAACCTTGCAACGCTCATAGTTTTCCATCAGTTTCCCTTTTGCGTTTGTAAAGATCGACTTTCAATTCCGAAACCGCCACCAACAGATCATTGGTAAGCGCGTCGGCTTTCCACCATTGTTGCGACAATGCAGCGGTGTGGATGGCTTTGCGAATCCTGTCCACTTCAAGGATGCTTTCTGAATAGTCTTTCATAAAAATTGTCCAATCCAAGTTAGAGCGCCAATAATCGCAATCCCTACTCC